AACAATGTGCTTGTGCCCATATTGGGCAGCATAGCGTTTGTTATTTCGGGCAGCTTCTCGAGTATCGAAGAAGCCAATCAAACCTACTTCAGAATCAACTACTGCCCACGCTTTAATGTTTTCAAGTTTCATTTTAGTTCTCCTCAGTTAAAGAGTTCAATTCGTTGTTCAAGAACTTCATAGTAGTCTTCCATCACCTGAGACTGGAAGAATAGTAGCTCCCGTTCTTGTTCAGATAGACTCTTGTAAAGATCGGCCTGGAGAAAAGCTAGCAGCTTCTCTAGACGTTCACCAAGCTCATTCTTTTCATCTACTACTCGTTGTTGATGTGGTTGCATCGTTTATTTCTCCTTTCTTTAAAGCCCAAGTGGCGTTTGAACGTTAGCAGACAGCGAAGTCTTCTGCCACTCCTTAGATTTTATCATGAAAATACCTTGTTTTAAAAGGTATGGGTAACATTGTACAGGGTTTATTTTGGGTTTGCAAGGGGGATTTTGAAAGTTTTTGATTTCTTCCAATGCGAACTGAAAAAGCTCCCAATTACTACGTCCGTTGAACACACTGGAAATGGTTGTACGTGGAAAGTCAAGTTTTTGAGCAATCTCATTCACACCATAACCTTCTGTACTCAGCAGAGCAATTTCACAAATCTGAACTTTAGTAAGCTTTTTGGTTTCACCCCGTTTCTTGGCGTTGATTCTACCAGCTTTTATGCCGTCTTGGGTATTATTTTTCTGCGTTGTCCAATAAAGATTTTCTAGTGCGTTGTTGTCCCTTGAATGGTCCTTGTGGCCCACTTGTGGTAAATTTTCAGGGTTGTCAAGAAAAGCTTTAGCTACAAGCCTATGAACATACCGAATTTTAGGTTTGCTCTTATCTCCCATAAGAGGGACTGTCATGTAACCAGCCCCGTTATCATTGAAATTCATATACTTACGATTTTTAAGATCGATCACACGTCCAAGATTACTAACTGCATAGCGTTCTTGTACTTGGTCATCCTTGATTGGTTTCCAAACTTCTTTCATCAATGAACCTCTTTTAGATTTCTACCAATTTTCCCATCGCCTGCGAGTGGAACATTAAGTTTTAAGAACTCACCAGCCTTTACATATGCCTTCTCAATCAAAGCTTGCAAATCTTGACTTACTTCTTTGTCGGATTCCCAGTCTGTCTGATCGTGCATATAGCCGATGCGTTTTACAATATGACCTTTAAATTTATAGTAAGGCCGTCCAGTCTCATCAAATTTAATACCGCCAAGCCAATGATCAATAAAGCAAATTGCATAATCCATAGCAATCGCTCCACAAGCTTGGAAAAGAGTATTGATCAAAGCACTCTTTTTCCGTGTAATTAACCTACGACCGTCGATTGCAGGAATCCATGCTTTATTGCCACGAGTTTCCCAGTATTTAGTTAGGTTATCGCGTAGTGCTTTCAGTGACGGGTTTCCATCCCAAAACGCTTCATACAGTCTTGTTGCCTCCTTTTCTGGTTTCCCTAGAGTGCTTGCAAGTTTCGCTGGAGAACAACCGTAGGCTAGGGCGTAGGCGCCGTTCTTACTGCGATCACGGTATGGTTTGAAAGAAGGATGGTCTTTGTCAAAATCTGGTGAATCTGGATCAAAACCTTCCGTCTCTTTTGGGTAAAAGAGCTTAGCATTTCGTGAGTGCATATCTCCGTTCAGAATGATCGAAGCTCGCAAACCATTATCATATTTGTGTGTATAACTCCCCTCTACACGTCCTTCCAGGCCACTCATATCGACTGACACAAGGTCTTTGTTTTCTGGGACAATAAACAGACTTCGGAATTCCTTACCGAGCAAAACCTTCTCACTCGCTTTAGGCAAGTTTACAAGGACCGCATGTTTCTGTCTGTGGGTTGGGGTGATTCCTGTTCGTGAGGCTGGTAAACGCCCTTCGTTGATAACACGGGGATGCACAAGCCACCCTTCCAATACAGAAGCCCTATTACGAAGACTCAGCCATTTAACAACTTGTTTGACCAAATCACCCTCCATCTTTTCAAGATTGGGGCAAATCTTACCTGCTTCCTGAATTTTCGGAGTAGTTGGAATCAGTTGACGAGTTTTCGGATCGCGTTCAGGTTTTCCGTCCGGCCCTCGTTTGTAATTCCAAAGTGTTGGCTTCCACGAGTTTTCAATAAACCACGCCTTCATATCATCTTGGTTGCCCATTTTCATAGGCATTTTAATATCGAGAATCTTACTCCCTTCTACTTGATAGTCCTTCCCATAGAATTCAACAATCCCGTTTCCTTTTTCAATCCCATTGTGTTTAGCAATGAAATTTAGCATGTGGCTTGAATAGCTTTGATCCTTTTTGTAAGGCTTTGCTGGCATAGTATATTCTTTTTGCTCACCTTTTTTCATTTCACGGGGAGGAAGTTTAGGCTCCACATTAGCTTCAATCTCTGCCATCATTTGCCGAATTTGTTCTAGAAGTTCTTTTCCATAGTTAACATCAAATTCCCACCCTGTAAATTCTTGGCAACTCATAAGAAAAAAGCTCTTTTGTCCGCAACGAAAATGGGCAGGCATTTCTCCAGTCCATTCTCCATACATTGAGACAAATTCTTTCCATAGATACCAAAATACACGAATGTTTACATCAACGTCTCGTTCGCAGTAAACGCCAAGTGACGGATGCCACTGCTTAAATTCCGCGCCTTTTGGGGCATTATATTCTATCAATCCAAGTTCAACAGCTTTTCCACGCCAATCAATCTTTTCTAGACCAAGAATTTCACCAAAAAATTCAATTGAATGTCCTTCCCGATCTGCGTTATTGAACATAGAGAGATAAAAGCTGTCTATCATCACACAAGGTTTACCGCCAAAAGTATCAGGACCAACAGTGAAATCAATCCCTAGGAACTTTCGTACAACAAAGGCATCAAAGCCCAAACCGTAGTGCCAAACAATAAACGGATTTTCATATTGCGAAGCCCATTCAAGAAGTTTCTTTCCTGCATTTGGGTCTTGGAACGGATAAACACCAATCTTGTTTTCTGGGTCATGAAGGTCTTTAGCCCAAACAACCCACATTACGGTTGATTCTAAATAGAACGCATCAGTTTCAGTGTCTAGGCTAAAGCCTTCAATCTTCAATTCCTACTCCTTAAAATTCTACGTCATTAAATTCTTCCTTGGATAGTAGCACTTCCCAAGTCTCTTCGTCAATTGTAAAAGTATCTGCAACGCCTAGATAACCCCAAGGGCGGTTTTTCAAAGCTGTAAGACGAACACGGCCACGGCTTCGATCAGGCATAATTTCAGGCTCAAGGCCGAGAATAATAAAACTCAACTGCTCCAAGGCCGCACTTCCTCGCATCGACTCCTTCGTTACTTGCACCCAATAAGGTTTAGGTTCTTCACCTTCTTTAAGTTTTGGTGCTTTGAATTGATCAGCAAGTGTCCGGTTAATGTGTGCAACAGCAATAATACAAACATCGTTTGCTGAACAGAATGCAGCAAGTTCAGTCATTACAATGTCAAGTTCTTTGCGTTCATCTTTAACCTGACTACCTGAAATAACTAGACTCAAGTGGTCAAGAATAATGAATTTACAGCCTTCAACCAAGTGCATGTGTTTGATTTTTGCAATTAGCTCACTTACTGGCAGACTACCAAAATGTCCAAGCATAACGAGCTGATCGTTTTCTACAATCTCTTGTCGTGCTTTTGTAATATCTTCCAAACTCGCAACAGCTAAAGGATTGTTCTTGAACTCAAGATAATTCACTTTAAGCTTTGATGCAATAAGTCGTTGCATTGTTTCTTTGTTAGTTTCTTCTAGATAAATCATTCCAAGCTTTTCGCCTGCTTCCATGAACGCAGATGCAAAGATGGAGGTTACTGTAGATTTACCAACGCCGCTAGGACTTGTAAGCAAAACAAGCTCACGGGTACGGAATCCGTGAATCTTTTCCATTAGCTTAGGAAAACTGTTTACATAAATACCCTCTGGGCGTGGTGCAAGAAGCTCTTCAAGACTTAAATCACAAGCTTTTACAATCTTTTCAGATGAATAGGGCCTCCGCCCAAACTGTACGAGCTTTGCCAGTTCTTCTGATTTTCCTGCCTGTACATAGTCTGATGCATCTTTAAAACCTTCATCTTGTGTTACAGTAAACAGACTAATTCCAGTTCCTACAAGGGCGTTTGCAACAGCTTCACGGGCTTCGTGCCCCTTCATGATCTTCTTTTGAAGCTCCGCTGGTGTGCAGTGGTCATCATCAAAGAAAATAGTTAGTGCGTCATGGCTCAGAACATAGTTTTCATTGTGCAGGATTGCCTCTACAGCGTTTGCTGTGCCCATCGGAATAGAGACTACAAGGGCTTGGAATACTGATAGGCAGTCCCACTGACCTTCGGTACAGACAAGATTATTACGCTTTCGGTTTTGAGTTTCTGCAATGTTTTGCCCAAACAGTTTATTAGAAATAGTGACACTTCCAACGGCTGACCAATGCCCTTTCTCTTCCTTGTTTTTGGTCAAGTCTTGTTTAGTGTAACCAGTCACCTTGCCTTTCTGATTGTAAGATGGGAAGTATATAGCCGTTGGTGTTTTACCGTCTTGTTCCGAAATAGCAACTTTAACACCGAAGCGCTCAAGAGTTTCCTTGCGGATTCCGCGCTCAGGAATATCGAATGCCTTTAGTTTGCTAACCTCATCCAGAGT